CTCTTGATGGTGAACACTGATTCAAGATCATAGGCTGACTTGTTAATTTTGTCAGTCTTACTTGCATCAAACCCTTCAATGGCCTTGGGCATCATGAACTTGCTACTCACATATGTGGGGTAATCACCCTGCTGTTCCACCTTGATCTTCAAGCTACTGCCTTTCTCAGACAAATCAAAAATACGTGGACCCAGATCTTCGGAGCCTTCACCTTCAATGGCATCCATAATAATCTTATGAAGCTGTTTGCCATAACGAAGAATCATTACCTTGCCATTATTTTCTTCATTAACAGGATCATTGATGATATAAGCATTGACAAGCCACTTCTCTGAACGGATTATTGCACGTGCCTTATCCTTTTCTTCCTGAGTGCCAGTTCTTAAGATTTTGTACCTGGCTTCGGCAATGGGATCCTTAGCACCAAAGGTAGAGGGACTGACAACTGAGACATATTGACCAGTACTGAAGCTGTTCCAGCCAAAGGTATAATAATGAAAGAAAGTTTTGCCTGGATCATCCATATTCGGTAACAATCTTACCGTGTATGTGTTGCCAGGCTCAAATCTAAGAATTTGATTATTCTTGGCTACATTTGTTGTTTTGTTGAGGGCAGTGCGTATACTTTCGAACATTGATGTTGTAATTGAACTCATACTATGATTGTATATGGAGAATAAATTAAATCAACTACCATTTTACCTTTTCTCGATTTTTTCTAATCCGGAAACTGCTAAATGCTTGGCTTTAATACTATTGAAGAATTTGGTTCTAAACACAGGCATTTGATCATACATATCGCTGATGGTGAATCTAGTAATGTCTGGATCACAGTTTTTTAGTGCTGACTCAAACATGGAAAAAGCAAACAAATTGTAGACACTTATGAATCTCTTTTTGAGATGTATCAAGAAGCTAAACTGAGTACCTTCTTTGAAGCTCACATATTCTGAAGTTGGTATATTTTTGGATATGCAGAATTTTTTAATAAATTTCAATCCTTTTATAATATGATTAAGATGGTAGTCGCTATCCGGTGACAAGGATAGCTGCTTCTTCATGTACATAGAATATATTTTAATGGCTTTCTGTGAGGTGTAGAAAGAAAGATCAAAACCACTCTCGCCAGGATAAATTGTATAGGGCGCATTAAAAAAATCAAAGATATCTATATGTCTGTTTCTGGTGAAAAGATTCTTAAGTTTCATAGTATACGGGTATGATGTAGAGTCTTCAAAACCATCCCAATGTTTCCGGAGTCTATATGGTAGACTTTGTTTGGATCTACTAATCTTTAGAAATGCGTTGTATATGATCTTTTCGTCAATCATTTAAGAATATCTTTGGCCTTGGGACTATTCAAAAACTTCATAATGTACTTGCTCTTGTACAATGTAGAGTCAAATTCTAAAAACGCTTTAACAGCTGTGATATCATCATCAATATCTAGTATACTTCTGAATAACTCTCTTACTTCTTTTTCTTGCAGATAGAGCAGTAATATATTTGCTAGGTTGTATTTTTTATTAGTGATGAGACAGAAGTAGCTGCAAAACATTCTGAAAAGATGATCAGACTCTACTTGGGTTATATTGGGGCAGTTCATAGTTCAATAAAGTTTTTAGTAAATTCTAGAAATTTGTCATTTATGGGCCCGCCTGCTGCAAAGTCATGGCCAGATCCTCCACAAATACTATTAGCCACTTCTTTGCAACTGGCGCTGGATGTCCTTGATCTTCTAAAGCTTACCTTCATGTGCTTAAGATTTATGACCATAGACATGTCAGATCCAGTCTTTTTAATCAAATAATCGGCAATATCATTAATCCCGAAATCCGCAAATGCAGCAGAGAATTTGATATTGCTGCCATTTAGCTCGTAATTTGTAGTGTATATTTTTAATCCTTTTATAATTTCGGTTAACCGTCTGATGTAAATGTTAACTGAATTTTGTTGCAGGTTATTAAAACCTTTGAATCCATTAAAGAAATCGTTATAAAACTTATCCACCCTGTTGCCTGAGTAGCTGCTAAAAAGATAATTTAATTTCTTAGAATTTTCATTCTTGAGAGTGTAACTATCATAATCATCTACCAAAGCTAATAAAAGTCTTTCGTGTTCATTTAAATTAAAGCCATATTTTTCCTTGAGAGACCTATACAAGAGAAGAGAATTGCTTGAACATTCTTTCAAATAATTCTCACAATGAGTCAAACTTGGAGCCTTCTCTATGCTGCATTTGTGATGATCACAAACAAATACATTATTATAATTAAAGAAGGAATAATCTTCACAAATCTCCAGATCCAGTGTATAAATCTTTTCAAAGTAAAAAATCTTAGGCAGTACAGTCTTTTTCCAATAATCACTAAAAGCTGCCTGGGAGATAGGCCTCACAGGCAACTTTCTATTTAAATATTTGCAAATTAACAGATAGCTCATGGCACCGTCTAGATCTGCATGAGTAATACAAAACTGTTTTTCGTTCATGTTATTCCACCTAAGCTGGATAATGTTCTGGTGAAATCTTTTGCCTCATCACTCTCATTGATAGTTTCATCTTCTGAGATAGTGAGTGTGCTGTAATCGATCTTTAGTGCAATGCTACCAAAATTAGGCCCAAAGCGATTTTTGCTCATGCCCAGATTGATAAGACCCAATTCCTTGTCTTCATCTTTTTGCCAAATAGACATAATTGAATCAGCTGTAGTGGCCAGTCCAATACTCTCAGAGATCGTTTCAAGTCCTGGATTGTCTATATTGAATCCAGACCTATTAAGCTGTGTTGCAGAGATAATAGGGCAATTAATTTCATAACTTATGGCTCTCACCTGTTGTGCGCAATATAAAATACGCTCATAGCTATTATTGCCAATAGAGCTGCCAAGAAGGTTGAGATAATCTAGAACAATGGCATCCAATTTAATACCTTTTTGGCTCAACTTCAACAGAAAACCTTTCAACTGCTGAGGTGTTAGCGTGGATGGTGGAAACTCCTTAATAATAATCTTACCGGGCTTTTCTTTACCAATTTCATTAATTTGTGACTTAAGAGTTTCAGATTCTTCCTTGAGTCTACTCAGAGGTATTTTAGTAATATTAGAGAACAATCTTCTAGCGTACATATTCTCGCTCATTTCAAGTGAAATAAGCAAAACTGTTTTACCAGCCATGGCTATATTACTAGCAATATTGCCAAGAAATACACTCTTACCAACATTTGTTTCCCCGGCAAATACATATAACGCTCTGCCATTTTCTAGAAAACCACCACCAAGCTTATTGTCAAGCCACTTCCATCCAGTCTTAACATAGTTCTCCTCTTTATGGAGTTCCGCTAAAAAAGCATCAACATCTTTGAATAAGTCCAATCCTAGACTTTGAGTTAAATTTATATTAACGGATTTTTCAAATTTTAAAACCAGCTCCGCGGTGTCTAGTGATCTTGAATCTAGCTTTTCGGCTGCATCCAGGAGCGAGTGGTAGACTGCTTTCTCTTTTAAAAAAGCTTCTGTATTTGCTAACAACTCTGACTTAAAGAATTTTTTGTCAATGTCACTAAATGATGATACCACTTTTTTGAAGCTGTTCTTCAACTCTTCGGTATTTAAGTATGCCTTTATTTCTGAATTTGTAGGAATTGTATTATTTTTTACAAAAAATTCCTTAATAATAGAAAAGATATTTTGTATATCCTTGTTTTTAAAATATTTTAATTCTATAAAATCTATGATGCTACCCAAATAGGGTGGGTCAGTTAGACTGTTGAATATTATTACGCTCTCATAAAAATCTAAATCTAGATTGCGCTTTAAATTTTTATCTTTATCTGTTGTACTTTGCTTCACCATTTGCTTATAAATTTCTTATTACTATCATTCCATGATTTATCATTGATATCTCTCAATCCCGGGCTTTCATGATATAATAATATAGGCCATACTCCAAGTTTCAATTTATTATAATTGCATGTAAGACTGAAGTCAATATCATAATGGTGCCATTGGAACGACTCATCAAATCTGGCTTTAGATTTCTTGATTCTTTCCGTGTTGAAGGCCAGGAAGACACCATCCAGAAGAGCCACACGTGAAGGCGTTTGACCGAAGTTTGTGAGCATCATGCTGCTTGTAGAATTGGGATGAGCAGCAATTCCCCTGCAGTCTTCCCTGCTCACCATCCAATGCCATAAATTCTTTTCAACTATTCTAGGATTTAATCCTCCTGCAACACCAATTACATCAAACTGTCTAGTGGCATCATACAAGCATTTTAAATTGGTATACTCAAGAGAAACATCGTGATGACAGAGTACAGTGATCTCATATTCTGCTTGTTCTATGATGTTATTGTAATATTCTGGCAATCCTTTTGTTTTGTTTTTATATTCTATGTGGAGTTTAGCCGAATCTTTATTCACATTAAACGTATTGTCAAGTAAGCAGTTACCGTCAAGAGGGCTTATACTAAATACACCAATCATTACTAAATTATATCATAAAACTATAAATAATCAATCATATGCATAAAGATACCCATCTAATATTTGAAGCCTATAACAATCATTTGAATGAAATGGCAACATATGCAAAGAACAAGCTTGAAGTGCCAGGTGAAAAATTGCAGAACTTACCAGGTGGAGGGTATGGTTTGACTAAAACTGCCGCAAAGAGTGGCAAGAGTATAGAGCAAGTAGTTGCTGATTTAGCACAAAAAATTCAATCTGCATTATTTAAGAATGAAAAACATAAAGTAGGCAGTGAGGAATACGATCTTTATTATCCCGGCAATGCAATGAAATTTAAAAATGAACTCACAGACTTAATTCAAAAGGAATTAGGATTAGGCAAAACTGAAGCGACTTATACTTCTAGAATAGTAAAAAATATATTAAACATAGTTATACATGATGAAGAAACAGGTGGTGGTGTTGCCAGACCGGACAGAGTAAAGACTGCTGTAAAGACAGCTGTTGCTGCTGCACCAGCAGTGAAAACCGAGACTGTTTACGAAATAGATAAATCAGTAAAACAAGATGATAAGAGCTTGCGTTTCATAGTATTGAATCTGCCTGATGAAGATGTATTGGAAACTGAAATACTAAGTGTATTAAAGACAGCTATTGATGAATATAATGACAGGCCAGGAGTTGAGCCTTTGAAGATCAGATCTTATGATTTGCTTGATAGGTTAAAAGAAGCAGGTGTTTTGAAAGAAAAACAAATTGAAAAGCAAGCTGCCGAGGGAGAGGGATCAGGAGAAGTAGAAACAATAGAAGATTTCCCCACGGGAGATGACGCTACTTCAGCTGCAAAGACCTTGGGATTTGACCTGGGTCAGAAGTTTGATGCATTTGACGACTAAGTTCAAGTACTGAACGGGCTATTAAAATCAAAATTACCAATGGATGTTAGTCCTTCAGGTGTCACATGAAACAGAACTCCTTCCTCAAGAGACTCTGATTCAGGGAATTTAATACTGCTAAAACTGTTTGAATAAATGTCAGCAAAAACTGTACTTCCACATCTTGCCACATATGTTTTAGCAGATCTCTTATTCACAATCCATAGACCGAAAGTACCTTCTAAAAGAGACAAAGCCGAACATATGGCATCTGTTTCATCTAGATTTTTTGAATAGTTTTTAACACATGAAAATAAGAGAGGAATAACGCTAGAATCAACAGGATTCTTCCACTTTGGATCAAATTCATTTTTAATTTCATCAAAATTAGTCAATACTCCATTGTGTGCAACCAGCCAATCACCATGTTCAAATGGGTGGGATGTGTTGATTGAATAACCACGTTGTGTAGAAGTGGGTGCCTGTGTATGCCCAAGATATAAATCAAAATTTACATCTTCTGTATTCCTGAGCAATTTTGCTGGTTCAACCACACCTTCTTGCTTTCTAATGACCATGGCGGATTGGTTTAAAAATGTTGTACCTACAGCAAAATTGCCCCTCTTTTTGTTGAGATTATAGAGTGTTAGAAATTTTTGCTTTTCAGTAGATCCAAAGATACCGCACATTTAACTATTATAAGTATCGTACTCTATTTTTCTACAATTATATTTCGTCCAAACATTTGTTAGGTCTTGTTTGTATGACTGAGGATCAATGTATCCAGCATTTGCAAATCCTTTTATTCTCAAGGCGCTGCTTGCTGAATTGGCATCTGCTTTTTCTTCACCACTATAGCATGTATAAGTTTTACTAAATTTAACTTTTAATCTTATTCCCTCGAGTATAATATCTGCTTTATTCATTTTGATCAAAGGTGCTACAACTTCAATGTGATTTTCTCTATTCAATGCCAATACACTGTTCATGCAGGGTATGAATTCTGGACTAGCATCCCAATACCCAGCCAGGCTGTCAACACCAGTGGCACCATGATAAATTTTTTGTGCGCCTACAGCTTCAGCATATGAAGCTGCAATGCTTAAGAAAGTCATGTTGCGATTAGGCACATAAGACTTTGGTTGGGCTTCACCTGCAACCTCTCTTATGTCCGGTGTGGGTATACTATCATTTGTCAAGCTACTGACTGGCGCTAGATCCTTAATGAACTGCACATTAACCATTTTAAACCATTGACACCCCAATTCATAAGCGTGCCAAGCTGCTAATTCCAATTCCCTGTAATGTCTCTGTCCATAATTATAAGCTATAGGAAATACATTTTCATGACCAACTTCTTCAACTGCCTTATACAGTAAGACGGTACTGTCCATTCCACCGCTTATTGGAATTGCAATTTTATTTTGGCTCATGTGATATTTTCGTAAGCTCTGGTGAATATTGTGGAATTATTACAGCGCCCTGTGCATCCTTTATATTTTCAAATCTGGCCGTGCGTGCTCTTAGTTCACTTGAAGAGTAGGTATGCTGTCTTTTATGATAGAAAAGCTCAATGCCATTTTCAATGCAATACTGTTTACCGGTAAAATCTCGATTTTTGTATTCTTCACTCAAAAAGCGAATATGAATAGTTTGTGTTTTGAGAAGTTGGAGTAAATCAAACTCTGTTTCATAAACAATTATTTCATCAACATATCGACAAGCTTGTAACTGCACAAATCGTTCGTAAGAACTCTGCACAGGTCTATTCTTTATACCAGGTCTATCAACTGTTGGATCTATTTGCATGGCAGCAATCAAATGATCACATAGTTGCTTCTCCATTTTTAACATTGTCACATGGCCAGCATGCAACAAGTCAAAAGAACTACAATTAAACCCTATCTTCACACGTCTTCTTTTGAAGATTTAACAGCTTTTGTACTCTTGGTAGGCTCTGCTGCATCACTAGTAGTACTACCATACTTGTATGCGGCTTCGAGCTTTTTATCAAGATGTGGAATTAACTCTTCAAAGAATTTTGAATCCTTGGTGAAGTTTTTTGCATATCCCAACTTGGTACCATCAGGTCTTTGATATGTGGCACCAGTTTGAATGATGAGTCCATGATTAACTGCCATTTCAAGCAAGCCACTGTACTTGTCCAATCCAGTCAAGTAATTCAACTGAATACTTGCTTCTAGAAATGGTGGAACGAAGCGATTCTTCACTGTTAACGCTCGCAATGTTACCCCACTGAAGTTTTTTGCTTCTGGAAGAATAGCATCATCTTCATTATTTGCATCCTGCTTCTCATTTCTCTTGGCCAACTGCACAATGACGCTAGCCATGTACAATGGGCCACTACCGCCACTCTGATTTTGCACTAGAGAGGGATACAAAGAAGCAGGATCACTGTAAGTATGATTGGTCATTAATATAGTAACACCAGCGCGACCTGCTTTGTAAGTCAATAAGCGTAACAAGCTTTTCAGCCCCTTTGCTCTTGTGCCCATGTCAGAGGCACCCTTGTCTTTCTCTGCATCAGTTACTTCTTTACTACTTGCAAGATTGCCCAAGCTATCCAAACTAATAATAAATTTACCTTGCATGTTGTGCTCCACAATACTATCAAGGAATGTACTGATCTGATTGCGTGCATTTTCCACTGTGTACACTGGCACATATTTGGTCTTGTCAGGGTCTAGACCAACACCTGCAGTGGTATTCTTATCAATGGCAAACTCTGTGTCAAAAATAACAGGTGTAATACCTTTCTTTTGAGCAAGACCAAGAATCTTATTAACCAACAAAGTCTTACCGGTCTGTGAGGGACCAGCAAAGATAACCAAACGACCCTTGGGTACACCGCCATCTTTTAGTTTGCCTGAGATAATTGCGTTCAATGCATAGCATCCAGTATCATACCAAGTATCCACATTGCACAACGCATTCTCTGAGAGAAAGGTTGCCTCTGGATTGAGTGCATCTAACGTTTTAAATGCTTTTGAGAGTAATTCGTCTTGGTTCATTATTCGTCAAACAACTTGATAACAGACGTTTCACCGCCAGATTTCTGTTGAGGCACGGATGCAGGGGTACCAGCAGCAATGCGTTCATACTGAGAAATCAAACGTGCATCCAGTTCAGCATCAGTAGTGACAATCTTATCAAGAGGGAAGTTAAATGTAGCACCTTCCTTGCTTGAAGTAGTGAGAAACTCTCTAAAGAATAATGGAATTAGCTGCACTTGCAGTTGGCCTGATTGATTAGGCACAACATGAAGAATAGCAGGATCCCTTAGAGAGAGAGTAGTCTTACTCTCCCCCACTTGTTTCCCGATTACGGTTTGACCAACATGGTTAATAATTACTTTTATATCGCTCATATATAAAATATATATTAAACTTTTATAATATCAAGCTAATAATTCAAACAAATCACATTGCATGGCTTCACCTGGTTTTCTTGGCGTCCAATTCACCGCCTCATAAAACCTCTCAACAGCGCTGTACAGTATTTTGTCAAACATCAAATCAACATCTGGCTCAAAAATTGTGTTGAATTCTTCTGGGTAATAGTATTTGTAAGCCACTGCGCTTATACCATACTTATTAGGTTGTTTAACATAGAAGAATCTAATCTTATCACCACTTGCAATGAGCTCATACTTCTTGCTCATTTTCAATGTCTTGCACAGTGTATTGTGAAAGTAGGCAGCTTTAACATGCAATGGCATAGATTTTATTGTCTTGAAACCTTCACATCTTGAGGAATATTTTTCATAGCCCTTCAGCCCCATGACAAAAGATATGTCAGCAACAGGCAGTTCTTTGAACTTTCTATAAGCTTCATCCACCACCTCATTTGTTTTGACCTGGCTCTGGGTCAATAGCATGGTTTCAACAATTTTTTTAGCCAACGGCTTGATAGGTGCAGGCATGGTAGTGCGAGCAATCTCAACGCCTGTATACTTGAATTTATTAGTTGTAATACCTTCTTCATCGAGAATATGCAGAACATATCTTTTTTTCTGCAAATACAATGCAACATCACATATGGTTTCACGTTTAAACACAATCCTACTGTCCACAGTATTGAGATTTTCCTCACACCATTTCTTAATTTCCACATTCAGGTGATTTTCTATATCCATTACTTCATCATAAAAATGCTTGGATATTTTATCGTTATTCATGAATTCTAATCCACTATCCACAAGTAACGATAGAGAAGCATGTACTGAATCAGTGTCATTGTATATAACACAGGAATACTCTTCAGGAGGTTTCATATTCTTTACCTTGAGCTTCTCTGCAATTAAATTATCTAAGATTTTGTTGCTTTGTTTGATTACTGCTTGACCAGTTAATGTAATGCTTCTGGCCAAATCATCGTCACCCAGCGGGAAAACTTTATTACCTAGGGCACCGTATACAGAATTAATAAAGATTTTTATTGTATGTTGTCTGATGTTAAGTAAGCTTTGCTGGTCTTTTAATGTCTTGTATTCAGGTGTACCTTTCTGCAATGTAGATATTTGTCTGTTTACCTTGGAGAGTTCTTTTCTGATTTGAACTCTGAGTTTATAATAATGATCCACCATTTCAGGTATAATGCCTTTTGTTTTCTGGCTAAACAAAACCTTGGCCTTGCTCAGTGTTAATTTCTCTTGTTTTACAAGCTGTGCAAATTTT